CCTGAGAGAGCCCCCTAAAGGGGCCCTTGTATTGATGTGGAAACATGTCGAAACCGCGATGCATAAACCTATAGAGGGGATTGCCATGACTGAAGATTTCAGTCGCGTTCAACAACACCTAGAGGCTTTAAAGTTTAACCCTAAATTAGTACGTGGTTATGTAAATAACCTGCGTATATGGGTCAAACAATCTGGGAAGGAGTGGACAGTAAAGCGTCTTAAAGCGCTAAAACTCTACCATCTCCAGCAACTTGAAGGAAAGGAGAACATCCCTATTCCAACCGGTTGGGCTGTCTACCGTTCTAGAACTCGAGTCCTTTTTAAGGATCCTCTTGTAAGAATGGTGTTCGACCTGCCTGATTCAGGAGCTTCGCTCATGAGAAAGGAAGGTTTTATTAGGGTTTACCAAGTGTTTATGCTTGATGAAACTTCTAATGAACAAAAGAGTAAGTTTATGAGGGCCGTAACTGGACCTTATACAGGTACTCTTGAGGCCTTAGGTAAAGCAGAATCGCTTGCACTTAAAGGCATCAAAGCTATTATACGTGATTGTTCATTATCACGAAATAGTGTAACCAATGCAATCAGTGATCCGTTAAGGTATTTCTCCCCTTCGGAAAAACGTGCACCAAGGTTACAAATCAAGAAGATAGATGGTAAAATGACCAACTATACTCTTCGATCGACTCCAAGAGTTAGTGTGAAAGCACACAACTTTATGGATCTTTTCTCCAATGATCAGGATTTCCAATCATTATGGAGGCGCTTTCCAGAACATGTTTCACATGCGATGGTGGGCGAGGGACAATGTATACCCATTCGGACCAATTTCGACCTATGGGATCTTCCCAATGGAAAAGTCGGATTCATACAGGAGGGAGGTTGTAAACTCCGATCTGTAGCGAACCCTTTTATGGCGGTACAAGGCCTTGGAGAGCATCTTAAGCGTAAGCTTGAGATGATCACAAAATCTATCCACCAAGTGGGCACCTTTGATCAGTCTGTATCTCACGATACTATCTGTTCATGGCTCCGAGAAAGTAATGAGGTTGCATCATTTGACCTCACAGCTTTTACTGATAGGTTTCCTTATTCAATTCAGAGAGTAGTAATGCGCTATCTGGTTGATGAAGGGTTTCTTAGTGAATTTGATTACGAGGTTATGGAAACCGTCGTTAACAAGCACTGGGAAACGCCGGACAACCTTGGTCCGGTGAAATGGAGTGTCGGTCAGCCCTTAGGCTTTGGACCTTCGTTTCATCTTGCATGCCTCACTCACGCAGCATTGCTGCATGGAATGGGTTGCAGGAAGTATCAAGTTGTAGGCGACGACATCGCAATAGGCGACATTCGTTACGCACAACGATACAAGAGTATGATGACATCAATGGGAGTAGATATATCGCTCGCAAAGAGTTTAATCAGTGACACATTCGCAGAATTCTGCGGAAAGGTCATCTCACCTGAAGGGGTAAACCCTTCAATAAAGGTGAAACTCATCAAGGAAAGGGACCAGTTAGTTCGATTAATCGAATTTTATGGTATCCAGTGCTACAAGTACTTATCCTTTAAGGAGAAGGTATGGGCACGTAAAGTAATGCTTCCTGTCGACCTTGGTGGTCTAGGGTTAGCATTGCCTGATATGTCGTACGAAGAGTATCTAAGTTCTCTCCGCCTTGACAAAATCCGGGATCGACAAATCCGGAAGTCAATACAGGACCACTTGGGGCTCCCGTTTTTAGACAGTCATAGCTTATGTCAGTGGCTATCGAAGTTTGACCTCGAAAACCGACTGATGCTAGACGATCAGAGTGAGTGGTATTCATCTTTAGGGATGGCCAGCATTTCTGCAAGTCACCCTTTGTTCATATCCTTGAACAGAGAAGACATTTCAAAAAGATCTAGAAGTTTATACATGAGGCATCCTGCCCCATATACACTTTTCGATTTAATTGACAATGTGTCTAGGGAAACATATCCTAGGCAAACCATTCTGTCAAAAGAGATCAAGGTTAGATACTTGACCCGTTTTGGCTACCTTAATGAACGTTCGAAGATAGACGTTAAACGTCATAACTCGAACACTTGGAGATCTAAAAGTGATGATAAACTCAACACAAAAGAAGACCAGTACTTCCAAACCTATCGTAAAACGAAAGGCGAAGAAGGACACTAATATCAGGAAAACTCCTGTGATTAGATTCGACAGCACCGATAAGACCCTGCACCTTCAACGTGTTATACACGTCAAAGGAGCTGAAGGGTTTAAAGGCGACGATGTGCCCATCCCTCTCGGAGAACTTAACGAGAGAGAGAGACAATTAGTCATTTTGAGTTTCAAGCTAGGTATATCCTACGCTAACGGAAACTCTCTACAAAATTCCAAGGTTGATAACCCCGGAGCCGTAGAAAGTCCTCTGGACAAGTTTAATCGACTTGTCAAAAAGACAGCCCCTGCCTCTAAGGAGAAGGCTGGAGAAATAATACCTAAATCTCACGATGAGGGAGTACAGAAAACCGTACTTGACCCTATACCTGAGATCCAAGATCCTGTTATTCAGGATTGAGGCATCGCTCCGATGTTATGGAGTAATACCCAGAGTCTAACAAGACTCTGTTCCGGCGTCACTGGT